ATGTAAATTATGGCTGATTTAAGATATAAAGATGTGTTTCTTTATTTTGAAGAAGGACCACATAAATATACTGATACTCTTAATAATGAGTATTTAAGTGTTACCACATTTATTGGACAGTATGCTCCAAAGTTTGATAAAAAGTATTGGCTGCATAAAAAGTCTATTGAACTTGGCATTAGCGAAAAACAACTTGAAAAGCAATGGCAAGCTATTACTGATGAAGCTTGTAATAGAGGAACTGCAACTCACAATGGTATTGAAGATGCTATTAAAGACGTTAGTATGTTTAAAAAAGCTATTCAGTATCTTAACCAAATTGAAAGTGGTAGATGTGTTACTGTAGCAGATATTCCATCTCTTACAGTAAAACCATTAGATATAAATAAATTCATTGAAGCAACTAATAACAAATATCCTAAGATATACGAAGTTTTTCAATATTATGTTGATAGAGGATATACAATTTATTCCGAGATTGGAGCTTTTCTAATTGATTATCTTATATCAGGTACTATTGATATTCTTTGTATTAAAGAAGACCAGTTTGTTATACTAGATTGGAAAACTAATAGAAATGGTTTACAATTTACATCTGGTTATTATAAAAAAGATAAGACAACTAAACCTGCTCAACTTACAAACATTTGGGTAGATAAAGATGAAAGAATGTTACCACCACTTGCTCATTTACCTGAGTGTAATGGTTCTCATTATTCTCTTCAACTATCTCTTTATGCTAAAATGGTTGAACTTATTTTAGGTCTTCCTTGTGCTGGTTTAGGTTTGTGTCACATCGGTTCTCCTTTTATTAAAAACGCTTATGGTCAACCTTGGAGAAGTCCTGAGAATCTTTATCCAATTGACCCTAATGGAGAAGATACTGTTAATTGGTATAGAATTAATTATCTTTCTCATGAAGCAGACCTATTATTAAATGATAGGAAACTGCATCTCAAATCAAAAAATATAAACAAACAATTAACTTTAGGATTATGACTAAAACTGTAAGAGATTTTTTTAGTGTTATTGGTGTATGCTTCATTCTTGTTACAATTTTTCTACTTATTCAGCATCATAAAAAGATTGCTCCAAGTACGATTATTGAAACGGATACAATAACTATCAAACGTGATAGTTTGATTAATGAACTTAAAAATATTGAACATGAAGAAAATAAAGTTATCAAAGAAGTTATGGTTCTTAGTAATGATAGCACTCTTAAATTGTTCAAAGTGCTGGTGTCAGAGTAATGAATCATCTATCCCTTCTACGGGGGGGGACAGTGTTATGATAGCATATAGTGATCTTCGTATTGCAAATGCTAAAATGATGCAACTTAAATTTGCTAATGAAAAAATTGACAAACTTAATAGTATTGTCAAACTTGACAGTTGCGAAATAAGTGCTCTTAAAAACAATCTTAAAATTAGTGATAATAATAACACTAAACTACGTAAACAAAGAAACATTCTTGGTGGTATTAGTGCAGCAAGTATTATAAGTACAATTATATTAATTATCAAATGATTAAAACAGAAGTAACTCTAGAAGATTATATTAATGATTATCCTTTTCTTAAATATATTAAGGAAGATAAATCTAAATATATTCATGCTAAAGATGCTGGTTTTATTGATCCTGATGATGATTTTCTAATTGGCGATAGTGGAGGATTTCTTCTTAATATCAATTATGGTGATAAGTTTATAAATACTGAATTGTTTACAGAAGCTGCTAGAGCTTTTCATAAGAATAAAGGTAAGTATACAACTTTTCAAGAAGATAGTATTCCACATCGTCAATTTAGAAAGAGAGAAGAATTTCGTAGACAACATGGTTTTACTGCACCATGTCGTATGAAAGCAGATGGTACTATTGTAGATGTTAGAATAACTGGTGCTCATTATAATTTCCTTAATTATACTCGTATGGAACAGCTTGATGAAAATACGATTAAAGCAGGAGATAAAACAGCAGTTGCAGAGAAAACCGTTGATTTTAGCAAATTCATTGATGCTCAATATTGGACTCATAAAGTAATGGAATTTGCTGAAAACAACGGTTTTCATCTTATTATAGATAAGACTCGTCGTGGTGGTTTTTCTTATATTATGGCAGCAGATTCTGCTAATAAGATTAATCTTAAACCTAAAAAGGTAGCTATTCACGTAGCTATTAATAGCGATTATCTCACTGTTACAGGTGGTCTTACTGACTTTACAATTAAGAATCTTCTTTTTTATGAAACATATACTCCTTTTGTTAGAGGAGTTTATTCTACGAATAATGAAAACTTCAAGTTAGGTTTTAGAGATAAAACTGGTAAAGAATCTCCTCAATCTTGGAGTTCTACACTATTTAGTGTATCAGCACATAATAATCCTAACTGTGCTATTGGTAAGGATGCTGTTGGTGTTAAAGTCGAAGAGGTATCTACAATGGATAACTTTGATGAGTTTATTAACGTGACAGAGCCTGCTATGCGTACAGGTGCTTATACAACTGGTACACTTATTTGTTGGGGAACTGCTACCTCAGGTGATATGCAAACTTTTGCAAGTAACTTTTATGCTCCTAAAGCTCATAGGTTTATGCCTTTTGAAAATGTTTGGGATAAAGATGCTCGTCATGAAGTTTGTGGTTATTTTAAAGCATATGCTTGGGGTTTACAAGGTGAGATAGATGGTAAAAAAGCCATGGATAAAGATGGCAATAGTGATCTTGAAATAGGTCTTAGAATTGCTTATCGTGAACGTGAAGAGAAAAAGAAAACTGCTAAAAGTTTTGCAGAGTATATTAACTATCTTGGTCAATATGCTAATATGCCTTGTGAATCATTTAGTTCATCAAGTGAAAATATTTTTAGTAGTGAAGAACTTCTTGCATGGCGTGAACGTCTTCGTATAGATAATTCCTTTAAGTTTTATACTGATGGTATGTTATTTGAAGATGAAAATAGAAATGTTATATTTAAATCTAATGAACGTATTCATGCAGAAGGTGGTAAATTAAATAAAGATTTCTTTGATTATATTGAAGGTGTTCCACGAAAAGAACATGAACATCCTCATGGTTGTATTAGAAAATGGTTTAGTCCAATAAAAACAACTTATACAGATCATACAGGTAAATTAGTTAAAGGAGTGCCGCCTGGACTCTATAGTATTAGCTATGACCCTGTTGGTGTTAATAAAGATAAGAATGAAATTACTAACAAACATTCACATAATAGCATTAAAGTTTGGATGAACCCTCATGCTATTAATGGTTTTAAACCTGCTCTTGTAGCGTCTTATTATGGACGTCCTGACAAACTTATAGATGCAGATAGAATATGTTTTTATCTCGCTAAATACTATAATTGTATTGGTACTACTGGAGTTGAGGTTAACCGTGGTGAAACTGTTAGTAACTTTAGCAAATGGAAAGCATTAAAATATCTAATGAAAGACCCTGTGTTCCTTTGGGATACTAAAGTTAAAGGAATGGTTACTGGTAATTATGGTATTGTTATTGGTGATGGTCCTCAAAAACTTGAAGGTCTTCGTTTAACAAAAGAAATGCTCTATTCTGTAATTGGTAAAGATGAGTTTGGTAATGATGTTTATTTCTTCCAAACTATATATGATTATCAAACTATTGTAGAATTAATGATGTGGAATAATATTGGTAACTTTGACCGAGTTTCTGAATTAATTATACGAGGTATAGAATGGAGAATTGTAGATATTGCTGCTGCTAAAGAACTTGAAAATAAAAAGAATGTAAAAGAACAAGATGGTTATGATAGTGATATCTTAAATCGTGCTTGGTTTTAAAATATTAATAGTTTTATGAGTGAAAGTAGAAAACCTTTTTCAACTATTAACTTTCCTTCTCAACGAGTTAGTAGTTCAGAAAGAGATAAACCAGAATGGTATGCTAATTGCATTGATTATGTTATTGATGCAGGTTTAGCTTGTAATGATAGAAATGAAACAGAGAAACTTATTAGTATGATTAAAGGTGATATACCTGAAGAATACTATAAGAAAACTCTTAATCCTTATAATTCAGATAAAGAAAAGTATAAGAGATTTCCTGCTACAATGCGTAATTATGACATTATGTCAGGTATTTCTAGACGTTATATTTCTGAATATTATACAGGTACTCACGATTTTAATGTAGGTGCTAATAGTCCTGATATTGCTTTAAAGAAAAATGCAAAGTTACAACAAGAGGTTCTTACACTTTGCCAACAAGCATTTGCGGCAGAGGTTCAAAAGAATATGCAAGCAGCAGCTGAACAAGGTCAAGATGTATCACAAATGTCACAAGAAGATTTCATGCCTAACATGGAAGAATTTGTGAAGAATTTTGAAGAGAATTACATTGATGATCAATCAGCACAAGGTCAAAAGGTTCTTGAATATATTCGTGATAATACTGATGACTTGCTTATTTATATGCAATGTATATCAGATTATGTGAATTATGGAGAATGTTATTCTTATTCTGATGTATATCCTAATAAGATATTTAAAGAAGCTGTTCCAGTTATTCAAGCATATCCTGTTCCAAATGGTAAAATGTTTGTAGAAGACTTTGATATGTTTGCTAGGAAAATTCCTATGACATATCAACAGATTATTGATAACTTTGCAGATGATTTAACTGATAAAGATTTAACATTTCTTGAAAGTCATTATGCTCATCCAGGTACTCTTAGTGCTCCAGTAATGCTTAGTTTTAATCAATACTTTGAGAGATATCCAGATATGTGTAATAGGTTTAGTGAAGAAGAACGTAAAATGTTTAAAGCACAACCTGTTATGCTTAGTGATGTGAATACTAATATGTTTGATGTTTGGCACGTTGTTTGGCGTGGAGAACGTAAACAAGGTATTCTTACATATATCAATGAAATGGGTATGCAAGCTGAGACTATTGTAGATGATACTTTTGAGTTTAATCCTGAACTTGGACATATAAATATTGAATGGGTTTATACTCCACAAGTATATGAAGGTTATCGTATAGGTCTTCGTAGTGTTGGTATTTACCCTATTAAAGCTAGAGCAATTGCTTATAATCGTAACGGTAAACTTCCATATAATGGTATTATGGAAATACTTCCTGGTTTAGGTCAATTCTCAATAGTTAAAACTGTAACTCCTTATCAAATTCTTCGTAATATTATATTCTATCATCGTGAAATGGTTATAGCAAAGAATAAGATGCTTATTCTTCTTATGCCTGAATCACTTGTTTCTGACCAAGCAGAAGATAGAATTTATAAAATGGCTGCTGATGGAGTTTTGCTATATGATGATAGTGATGATAGTGGTAGTGTTAAAGCACAACAAATAAGATTGCTTAATGCTAATCTCGGTAATTATATTACTGAACTTACTAATCTATGTGAATCTATCAAACTTGAAGCTCGTGAAGCAGCAGATATGAATGAACAAAGATTTGGTCAAATTCGTCAGTCTGCTGGTAAAGGTGTTACAGATGAAGCTATTTCTCGTTCATCAATGGGTAGTGTAATTATTTTCACTATGTTTGATGAATTTAGAAGAAGAGATTATGATAGAGATGTTGATTATGGTAAACTTGCATATATTGACGGACTAGATGTAAGATATAGAGATGTTGAAGGTAATAACAAATATATGTCATTAGATGTTAATTCTTACATATCATCTGATTATTCTACAATGGTTCGTAATAATGAAAAAGAACATGAGAAGATTAAAGAACTTAAACAATGGGCATTTAGTGCAGCACAAAATGGTGATTTAGATATGGCTATTGCAGCTATTACTAATGACAATGTTGCTACAATTAAAAACACTGTTAATAAGTTCATGGAAATTAAAAGACAACATGAGAATGAATTGAAGCAAGCTGACCAACAACTTGAACAAATGAAAGAGCAGTTTGAACTTCAAAAGATTGCAGCACAAGGTGAAGAAGATAGAAAAACAGAAGAACTTAAAGCTTATCTTGAAATGCAACAATCTTATATTGATCTTGATATTTCACAATTCCAAAATCCATTTAGTAGAGAACAAGCTGAAGCTAATCTTAAACAAACAGTTGAAGCAAATAAAAATGATATAGAGCAACAAAAACTTTCTCTTGAACAACAAAAACTACAAGCAGAAATGTATAATGCAGCTGCTGATAGACAAGTTAAACGAGAAGATATTGCTAATCAACTTAAGATTGCTCGTACTAATAAAAATAAGTACGATAAAAAATAATACGTTCCCAACTTACTTTAATTAATCCCGATAGTGCTAATGGTGCTATTGGGATTTTTTATTTAATATAAAGCTGAATTAGCGTCTGTGAGGGCTTTTGTTCCGTCTGCGTATAGTTGTTCCACCCCCGTAGAGAAAATGCAACATAGGCTCGGAAATCGCTGAAATTCGCGGTCTTTTACTTATTCGATAGTCGGAATTTAGTAATCTGATAATCTGATTTAATTAATATTACAAGTAATAACTGGCAGCATTAATTAGTACTTATTATTACTATTCAATTAACAAAAATTAGTTCACCTACTATTGGATATATAAATATAAATAGGTATATTTGCAGAAACAAATTATTTTAAGTATTAATCATTAAATTAAAACAATTATGGCTATAGTAGATACGATTGATTTTGAAGGTAATGGTGGAGGTTCTACTAATCAAAATCAAAATGATAACAATCAAAATCGTGACGATAACGCTGTTGATTTGAATGGTCATCAAGATAAAGCTAATCTTGACAATCCAGACAATAATGGCAATGGTGGTAATCAAGACCAAAACAATAATCCTGATAATAATAACAATGGTGATAACAATGGTGGTAATCAGGATAATAACAATGGTAATCAAAATAATAACAATGGAGAAGGTGATAACCCTTCTACGGGGGGTGACATACAACTCAATCCTGGTGATACTATTAATTTTGATGGTGTTGATTATCATGTTGCTGATAATGGTGATATTGTTGATGACAAAGGCAATGTTTTTAAAGCTGCTGCTGAAGTAGCAGATTGGCTTAAAGAACAAGATGTTAAAGATGATAATAATGGTGATGGTCCAATTGATATTAATAATATTATTAAAGAAGTTGGTATTGACATCACTGATGAAGAAGGAAATCCAGTAGAGTTTACAAATGATGCAGCTGGTGTTAAAGGTTACATTAATAGCGTACTAGAACTACGTTCTTCAGAAATAGCAGATGCTACCCTTAATAAGTTTTTTACTGACGCACCAATAGTAAAAGATTTTATAGATTACCTTACTATTAATGGTACACCTAGAGGTTTTGGTGAAATACGCGATTTATCTAATGTAAAACTTGACAAAGATAACGAATCTCAATTAGAGAATATTATTCGTGCTGCCGCTAAAGAATTTGGAAATACAACTCTTAGTGATTCATATATTAAATATCTTAAAGATTCAGGCGGTCTTTATGATGAAGCAAATCGACAGCTTCAAGCAATGATTGATAGAGATAATGCAGAAAAAGCTGAACGTGAAGAACAAGCTAAAGCTGCAAGACAACAAAAACAAGAAAATCTCCGAAATTATTGGGATGCTGTTAATAAACAAATTCAGAGTGGTAACATAGCAGGTTATAAGATACCTGAAACTTTTGTTCTTGAAAGAGATGGTCAGAAGATTACAACTTCTAGAAGTGATTTTTGGGATTATCTTACTCTTGAAGATAAAGAAACAGGTCTTACTGGTTATAGAAGAGATTTAGCTTCTATGTCAGACCACGATGTTATGGAATATGAATTACTTGATGCTTATCTTCATTTTACTGGAAAGTCATATAAAGATTTGATTAATATGGCTGTTCAAGAAGAAAAAGCTAAGCAATTACGTATTCAGTCTAAACAAAATGCTAATCGAGGTTCTATTAGAATAACTCGTAAAGCTAGTGGTAAAACTAATCTCGATGACATTCTGATTGGTGGTTAAACATTTATTAATTAAATTATGTACAAACTAAGGGAAGTTTCTCGTGGTAATTATGATGCCCGAGGTTATTCTAATGAGGAAACTATTGCTAATCTTATGTTGGCTAAGCCAGAGGAGATTAGTAAAACTCTTACCTATACTTTTGGTATGGATGATGACCGTTTTCCTCTTACATTCTTGACAGAAGGTCAAGGTTCTATTGCTACTATTGATATTAAGGAAACTGAGTGGACTTGGAAGACAATGGGTCGTATGAAGTTTACTGATAGTGTTCTTTATTTCAATGAATCAAATATTACTCCAGGTCAAGGAGGTGCTTTCTTTGATGTTGAGTTTAAGACTCATTGGTTCATTGAGCAGTATGGTCTTATGTGTCCTGATGGTCGTACTCAGGTTCGTATTATGAAGGATCTTGGTGAAGGTTCTCATGGTGGTTTTCTTTATCGTTTGAAGATTACTTCTCCAAATCCTAATCTTTATGTTAATCCTAAGTGGCTTAAGAAGGGTGTTTATTGGTCTATGACTGCTCCTACCATTAGTGAAAGTTACTCTAAGGGTAATCGTTCTAATGTTATGGGTCCTGGTAAGATGCGTGGACAGCTTGAGTTCCATCGTTATTCAAAGGAAATTGCAGGTAATATCTCTAATCAAGTTGTTGAGTATGAGTTTAAGAATGCAAGTGGTGGTACTACTAATCTTTGGATTAATGAGGAAATGCGTCAGCACGAGATTACAATGCGTGTAATGAACGAAGAGCGTCTATGGCTTGCTGAGTATAACCGTGATATTAATGGTAATGTAGTTCTCACTGATGCTGACAATGGTAAGCCAATTCCTCATACAGCTGGTATGATTGAGATTTGTCGTGAATCTAATTACGATACTTATGGAGAGTATCTTACTCTTAATAAGATTGAGCGTACTATCGGTGATGTTCTTGCAAAGGATACTGATAACGGTTCAATGAATGTTATTCTTGGTGTTGGTAAGGGTTTCTTCCAGGACTTTGATATGGCTATTCGTAATGATGCTCAAGCAAATGGTTTCGCTACTCCACTTGGTGATAAGATGATTTCTGAGTCTGCTGATGGTCTTGCTTATGGTAAGTACTTTAATCAGTATAAGACTGTAGATGGTCACATTATTACTCTTAAGCATCTTTCTTTCCTTGACCAAGGTACTATGGCTGAGGCAGCTAAGCAGAATGGTCGTGTACATCCTCGTACAGGTCTTCCAATTACTTCTCACCAAGCATTCCTTATTGATGCTTCTACTTATGATGGTAAGAAGAATATTCAAATGGTTCGTCAAAAGGGACAGACTTATAAGATTGGTATTCTGAAGGGTCTTACTGATATTCCTGCTTCTTGGGGTACAGTTCCTACAAACTCAATTTCTACTGAGATTGATATGAGCCGTTATGAAGTTAAGCATACTTCTGGTCTTCAAGTGTATAACAACACTAAGATGTTCCATTTGGAGTGTAAGCTCGATTAATTCTATTAACGTAAAATAAAATATTATGAATATACAGCAACCTGTAGTTAATGGTATTCAAAAACCAACAGAAAATAATAATGTAGATAGTCAAGAAACAAAGAAACCTAGCATGGCTGAACAGAAAGAAATTGATATGAATGCTCCTTATACAGACGTTCGTAAAATTACAATCAGCCCAGTACGAAATTATTCTTGGTATCGTAATGTAAATGCTTTGGCTCTTGGAACTCCTAAACTTGTTATTGGTAGTTCAGTAACATCTTCTAGGGTTCTTTCATCAAATAAAGATGAGGTAGAAGCTTATTTCCCAGCTTTGCTTGGTCTTAATCCTACTCATCCTAATTTTATGCAGAGAGTAAAGGCTTGGCTAAGTAATATTCGTTTTATTGTTACTGATAATTCTGAACTAGATATTACTTTTGAGTATAATCATTATTCTGATTATTTGAATGTTAAGAGTCGCGAAGAGGCTATTAACAAAGAATATGATGAAGCTGATAAAGTATCTATTGAGAGATTAGAAAATGCTTTGAAGACAAAGATTACTAATCTTAATGCTCTTGAAGCAGAAAAAGCTAAGTATGGTCGTCCTCGTAATGTAGAACAATATCTTATTTACCGTCATTGTCTGCTATATAAGGATGTTGCTAAAGATACAGCACTGATTAATACTGATCCTACTATTCGTTTCTATATTAGAGATGAGCAAAAGGAAAAGGAACGTGAAGAGAAATTGCTTAAAGCTCGTCAGACTGCAATGCGTAATTACGTTGAAGTTCTTGGTGATGATACTAAGTTTAATTCTATTTATGTTCAGTGTTGTGTTAATCAAGGATTTAATCTTACTGAATATAGTCTAAAGACTAAATATGAAAAGGAAAAGGTACTTCTTGATTACAGCAATGATAAACCAGAAAAGTTTAATAAACTTTGTAGTGATAAATTTATTTCTACTAAGGCTCTTATAGAGATGCTTATTGCTCGTGGTGAGTTGAGTCGTTCAGAACTTAATCAAAACATTTATACTAGTGATGGTGACTTTATTGCTGCGAATATTAAGGAAGCAGTTGTTTACTTTAATAATCCAGAGAATAAAGATATTAGAACTAGTTATGAAAATAAACTAAAAATGTTCTAATTATGCCAAATAGTAATTCCGATAGTATGGGAATGAATATTGGGCAAATGCACGTTATGTTTAGACAATTTGCTCAGCAAATGGGTATGCAAACTATTAGAGCTATCCTTCCTGAGCAAATTGATCTACTACTTAACACATCAATAGGTGATATTACAAATCAACTTGTTCGTTCATCTGTTGGGATTACGAATGACAGAATTATTACTGATAATTCTAAAATTCAACAAATAAATTCTCTTAGAACACTTTATAAAACTCAAATAGTTAGGATTACAAAAGGTAATCATTTCTCTTTTTATAATAGAGATAAACTATCAGGTAAATTTGAGGTTGATTTAGATGCTTATGATAATGTAGTTGTAACACCTGCTCAACCTGCTGTTGAACCTGTTTATGATGAATTTGATCCTACTGTTATTATAACACCAGGACGAGATGCTGTTCCTGCTGTTTATGAGAAACAACGAGTGTTTAAAGATTATTTATTTCTTGTTGATTTTTCTGTGAATTATGTTCCTGTTATTCCAATTAGTGGAGGTATTCCTTCTAATGGATGGTATGGTACAACAACAGAAATTGTAGAACCAGCAGTTATAAACGAAGACGACTTTATTTCTAATATATATCCTATTAGACTTATAGATGATGCATTTTTAGCAGATACTTTGAATGATTTTCTTTTAAAACCTACACTTAGGTCTCCTGTAATGACTGTTGTTAATAATCATTGCGAGATTTATTTTGGTAAAATGAATAACATTCAAGACGTAGGTGGTAGTGCAGGATTTACTCTTAAAGATAATCTTGTACCTTATGAACTTCGTATGTCTTATATTGCTAAACCTGCTCGTGTTGAGTTTAATGATGATATGCCATCAGAAAGTGTTGATTGCGATTTACCTGCAAATCTACATATTGATGTTGTTAAACATGCTGTTGAACTATATTCACAAATAGTAGGTAGAGGTGTAAATTCTCAAGATACTGGTGCATCACAAGCCAATACTGGGGAAAGTACAACTCCACAACAAAGACAATAATAAATTTATATTAATATGAAACAACTTTTGATTGTTGGCGAAAGCGATTATGGTTTGAATGGTACTACCAAAAAGCTTACAGATGCAGGTCGTATTTGTTTTACAGATCTTGTAACAGCTGAAGGTACAGGTTCCCATACTTTGCTTACTGATAAGGCTGCCTCTAATTTTGCAATTTATCTTGGTCGAGGTGCAAATCTTCTTCCTTTCCAAGTTCCAGAGGTTGATGTAAAGACAATGACTGCTGTTAAGACTCCTTATTCAGCAGGTAATACTTTCAAGTGTGCCTTTACAATTCCTTCATCAATTTCTGCTAATAGCACACGTTATCAAAATCTTACTATTCTTATTACTAAGAAGGGTACTGTATTTAACGAGCGTAATGCTTGGCATTTCACAAAGGTTCTTGGTGTAGGTGAGGCTGTTGCTTCAAGTTCTGCTAAGTATACTGCTGCTCAAATTGCTCAGTATTTTGTAGACCAGATTAATGCAGCAGGTGAGCGTCTTGGTCTTACTGCTACTATTTCTTCAGCAACTATTACACTTGTTGGTCCTGATAATGATTCTGATTATTCAGTTCAGTTTATTGATGACCTTTCAATCGCTGCTCTTACAGAGGATACATTTGCAAATGCTGGTACTGCTGGTAAGTATTGTCCTGCTGTTCCTGCTGTTGGTGATGCTGCTTATGTTAAGAAGCTTTATCAAGAGTGTGTAGAGGATAAGGGTATTAAGTATCTTGCTGAGGATGGTAAGGAGATTTATCCTGGTTATCCAGAGGCTATTAGCGGTACGTTTAATATCTTTACAATTCGTTTTGCAGTAGGTCGTGATTCTGCAAAGACTCGTGATGAGCGAGTTTCACAGATTGTTCACATTGCAGTTCCAATCAGTTCTACAACATATGACAATGTTACTAACACGATTGAGTGTGTGCTTGGTATTCCATCTAAGCCTGCAGGTGGTAACGATTAATAAATAATCAAATTATAAGGTAGTATTGCTAATAAATTTAGTGGTACTACCTTTTTTGCTATTATGAATGAATTT